CGTTCCCCCTGCGTTGATAACGTTCTTGTTCGCTAAATCGCTTAACCGAACTGCAAGGCCGTTAATCTCCGCTTCGTTACGGGCGTTGTTGCCATAAATAAGCTCTTCCGCCTGCGTCTGCCCCATACCGGCCAAGAACGCTTGTGCCTCGCTTTCGCGTAATGATTTTACATTGCCCGAATGCTCTGCAAGGTCTTTATCGACGATGCTATAATCTTCAAGCATCGTGATACGGTCTTGCTTCGTGTCCGTTGTGGTCGCTCCCGGCTTAATCCCTTCGTTGTATTTACGGTGCGTTCCGCCCCGAAGGGAAGTACGTACAATCGTGTTATGTACGGTGCCGTCGTTTGCCTCAAGAACGGGCATATCTTTTAATATTTCATTCGTCTGGCTTAAAAGCTCAACGATATGAAACCCATCTTGATTATTACTGCGCCGCATTACCTCAAGCGCAGTAAGCTGGTCTGTCATACTTAATGTAGGCATATACTACTCCTTATCAATCTATGTGCCGAAAAATGAAAACGTGCCGCCATCCCGCGCTGACGTAATGCCACGTGTACTCGCGCTTCCGCCTCCCAGTACCGTGCGGCTTTCTCCGAGCGCTTCTCCGATTTTGATAAACATTTTTACAAAATCGGGATGGTAGGCTAAACCCGTTTTCTCCAATTGTGAAAAGACGGGAGCAGTGCCGAACGCTTTAAGCCCCTTCGTATACAGCTCCATCTTTTCACTCACCTTATTTCCAAACTCTTTTTTTAATGCGGCGTCTGCTTCTTCTGCCTGTTTTTTTACCGCTTCGGCAAGCTGTGCCTGCTGATCTTCTCCGATTTTATGGAAGAACGCATAAAGGCTTTTTGCCTGCGCATCGGAAAGGTTTGCTTCATACGCCGCCTCAGCAAAGCGTTTTTCTGCGTCCCATTCCTGCTTAAAGCCGTATTTATCGGCCGCGTCGGGTTTCCCAAGCTTTTTGTAAAAAGCGTCAAGTTCTTCCTTCGTGGCCTCTTTGCCGGGTATCGCGTGCATACTACCGAGCTTTTTTTCAAGTTCGATATAAGAAGAAGCAAGGCTTGAAATATCTTCAAACTTTGCTAACGCCTTTACCGCGTCCTTATTCTCCTTGAGTTCCTTCGATAGCTGCGCTCCCCATGCTTTAAGCTCCGGCTGTACTTCTGCTGCCGGTTCGGTCGCTGTCTGCTCCGGTGCGATTCCGTTCGATCCTTGCGCGGTCGAGTTTTTCAAAGCGCCTCCGCCTTTCGCCTCTCCCGTTTTTGCGTCATTAAACGCGCCGGCAAGGGAAGTGCCGGTGATACTTGCGCCGCTTCCTGCATTCCCCGCACCCTGTGGACTTTGATTGCCAGTATTCTGATCTAATGGGCCCATATCCGTTTACTCCTTTTTTAAGGTTTCCTTTGTGCGCCTTTTATAAGGTTACTCAAGGTTTGATAAAATGGCGTCCGTGATGGAAAGCGTCTTTTTTACTCCCAATCGCTCCCTTATAAAAAACTTCGCATATTCGCATAACGCTTTTTCAGCGTCGCTTGTTGCCGCATCAAAATAGAAAAGGTCTTTTAAAAGTGCATTAAATACGATTTTGCCGTCTGCGCTTTTAAATACTCTTTTAAACGTTTTTTGTAATTCTTCGTATTGCTCCTCGCGCTTTGCTGTCTCAAAGCCCGGCAGTTCACACCATCCCCTATTGTGCTCCATCGTCCGCTTCTCCTCCCAGTCCCGTCTGTAATTGTTCGGAGAGTTCCTGTATCGGGCTTCCCTCTCTTACCGGCTCATTTAATTTGTCATAATTTCCCATCAGCGCTTCTTGCTGTTGCTGCATCGCTTGCATCTGCATCGCTTGCATCTGCGCCTCTGCTCTCGCTTGCCGCATCTTTTGCACTTCTTCTTCCTCTCTGATAGCCGTTTGCGGAAAGCCGTTTGTTTCAAGCACATTCTTTAAAAGCGCATCTCCGTTAATGTAGTCAACGCTTTCGGGGGATAATTGAAGAACCGGCTGCGCAAGCATTAAACTCATTTGCACACCGCCTGACTGGTGGTGTTTCTTCTGCGCTTGCGCCAAGGGGCCGATAAAGTCGATATTTAAGCTTGCTCCGGAATTGTTTAAAATAGCGGGTGTTTCCGGTAGTCTCCCTTGCCGGTACATGATGTTAAAGGTACGCCTGACAATTTCAGAAAGCGCCTTATTTTGATTGACGATAAGGGATGTTAGCATCGCGGCTTTTTCGCCCTGTAGTTCTACCACTTCCGTCGCCGTCTTTTGCGCCGCCTGTGCTTGGAGCATCAGCATAAAATCAACATTGAACTTGTCTTTAATCCGCGCTTCAATGTCCCGCACGGTATCAAGGGTGATAGGAAAGTTCGCGCCGATATTGATCGGCATCATAATTTCATCGGGGCTTTCATAGTAGTTAAAACCTGCCGGTACGACGCTTTCTACGCCGCGCATACTGTCAGGTACATTCATCGGCGGCTCTGCGGCAAGCTGCGCGAGTTTTAGCCGCGCTTCTTCTGCCTTGTTTAAAAGCCGCATATCGGGGATAGCCTTGCGCGCGGGGCTATCCCCGTATGCGCTTGCCGTAATGCGCTCCCAAATAAAAACGCTGTACGGCAATTCGTGGTATCCTGACTCCTCTAAGATTGCATCCCCGTCCATATCAACGTAATAACTTGCATACGCCATGTTTTTATCGTCGAGTTTATCGCTGTCGTAATTCTCGCGCGGAAAAACCGCATGAAGGATTTTTACTTCCTTTTGCTTTCCTTGCGCATCTTCATAATCTTTGCGGATGGTATCGCTGACATTTTCTAAGCTGAAACGCGCAACAATATTTTTTACCGTCATCGAAAAATACCGACACACCGTATCGATATCCCCATATTCGTTTGTCGCGATATATACTTCCGGCGCGGAAACCGTCATAAAGCGGATGGCTGTCTCTTTTTTCTCATCGATGAGCATTACCCCATGCCCGAATTGCGCGGCGTTACTGATAAAAGCGGGCGCTTCCGTGTAAAGATTGTTGCGGTTAAATTCTTCGTACAGCGCTTTTTCTGCATTCTCAAGCCAATCCTTCACGCCTGAATAATCGAGCATCGCCGAATCGCTTAAAGAAAGTTTAAGCCACGTAACATTCGGGCTTATGGTGTATCCCATTAAACCCGACACAAGTTTATCAAGGTATTCTGCAGGCCGCCCCGTATGCCGCTTCGGCCGCTTTACCTCATCTTTTGCTTCTTCCCAATCGAAGTTCTTGCTTCCGATGTAGGTGGTAACGTCCTGCCATTCCCCCTCGTGTACTCTGCGCTTTGTTTTAAGATGTTCAAAAAGCGTTTTAATGTCACTTAAAACCTCTTTTTCATCTTTTCTTGATTCCGCCATAATGGCATTCTAAAGAAGAGCTTTTGATTTTGTTATATAACTTGATAAGAAAAAGTATTTTTTTCAGTTCCGATAATTATCCATTACGCATTATCAATGACCCATTACGCATACGGATCCCATCCGGCGCTTTTTGCTTTTTTACTTGCGAAGTTCCATTGGCCGCTCTGTTTTCGTAATGCCCTTGCAGGGTGCCGCGCATACTCGCTCATAATCGCATAGCGCGTCTCATCGTAGATATGGTCTTCCATCGCAGTGTCAATATCTTCAGGGTGTGCTTTACTCGGTAAAAGAAGCGGTATTGTGCGAATAAAATCAAAGCAGGTGTCAAAGACTAAAAGCATCGGCTTTTCGTCCTCGCCCTTTGTTTTTAATAGCTGATGAAGCTGCATCTTTCCGTTTATGCGCTCGTTATTGGCTTTTATCATTTTCCAACCGACCGCTTCAAACTTTTCGGCAATGCTCGCTTCTTTGTCGGTTTTACTCCAGACTGCGGGGTCTGCGACCATCACCGTAACCCCTTCCGCTACCGAAAGCGCGTATGCTTCTTTTGCCACTTCGCTCGCGCTTTTTTTTACTCCCTTGTTCGCTTCCCCTTTTTCGCACCCGTAAAGCTCACGATACCGTATCATCCGCCCTTCGCTATTGACCGCCCACCACCCGATACTAAAGGGCTTTGCGTATCCCCAGTCCATTGCGCAAAATTTAAACCATTGCCCGCTCTCTAAGGCAAAAGGTTTAATAACGTGTTCTTCGCGCCTGAATTCTTCAAACGCCGCCCCTGCGACAATGTCCCAGTTGCCGCGCCGTAATGCTTCATAGAGGTACCGCGGCAAAAGGGTTAAGTTCTTTTCATATTCGGGATCGTTTTTCATCAAAATACGGTTATCATCTAAAAGGCTCGGAATAAAACAGCGGGTACGCCCCATCTCATCGGTGTAAATCGTGTTCGGCTTTTTTTTGTCGATAAAGCGCATCTTTATCCAGCTGTGCCCGACGCCGCCGGGGTTTCCAGTTGCTCGCATATAGCATTTAAGCCCCGCCGCACTCCGCAGGCGGCTAATCATGTAAAGGTAACAATAATCGGTCGCGTAGTTTCCGAGCTCATCAAAGCCACACCAAGTATACTGATGGCCTTGATAGCTTCCGACATCATCGTCGCGCTCTAAATACCGCAAGCGCAAAAAGGAACCGGTTGGGAAGGTAAAAACATTTTCAGTTTTATGGTAGTGCGCCCCAAGCGGTGTATAAAGCTCCTTCGCCCTGATGATTAGTTCTTCAAGCTCTTTATACGTCCTCCTGAATAGTATTCCCCGCCACGCGCCGCGCCCTTCATTACAACCGGCTAGAAAGTCCGCAAGCAAGAAATCACTTTTGCCCCCGCCTGCCGCTCCACCATAAAAAAGTTCAAACGCCGGACACGAAAGGGCAAGCTGCTGCTTCGGCTGCGGTTCCCAGAGTATCATCGTAGGTATGTTCCCTCTCTTACGTCTTTAAAATGGATTGCGTATACCGGTTTATCTATGTGTAAATCCGTATCTTTACCGTCTACAACTTCAATTTTTGTGATCCACGCTTCTAGCCTTTCTTTTGTGTAGCCTAAACGAAAAAAGCAGGGAGCGGAGAAATTTTCAAAGATTGTCTTGTTAAAATCCCAGTATATATTGCCTCCTCTAAATTCTGCTCTTTC